TGATGGTGATAGCAAGTTTATAGATGGTGCCAAACCAGGTATGATCTATAATACTGTTACCAACGACTTGTTCGATGGTAAGAAAGGTATCAAGGTTATTCCTTGTTACTACAAAAAAGACTATCCGGAATGGTCTGATAGAGGTGATGGTCCAGGTGCTCCTGTGGCTACACACTCACCAGGTAGTCCGGTTATCCAAACAGGTAAAAGAGATGGCTCTAAAATTAGATTACCAAATGGTAACTATTTAGA